TGAGCGATGTCGCCCAGAGCCAGAGCGGACACGGTGACCTTAGCCTGGCCGGGGACGCTCGCGGTGGAGGTGGTGCCGGCGCCAGCGATGTCGGCGATCAGCTCGGACGCCGCCTTCTTGGCGATGCGGTAGGTCAGCTCGTCGTAGAGGTAGCGGAGGAAGTCTTCGCCGCCCATGTCCAGAGCCTCGTCGGAGACCTGGATGACCTTCTTGATGCTCTCGGGCTTCAGTTCAACGATGCCCAGCACCAGATCCTCGGGGGAGATGGCTGCAGCGCCTTCGGCGTGTACCACGGCGTCAGTCGCGGAGATCTCAAAGCCGATGCGCAGGTTGCCGCGGATGTAGGTCTTGGGAACCAGAGCCATCAGCTCTTCACGGTTCCACGCGGTCTTGATGGTGTCATATACCACGTCGGGCACGGCCACGGTGGCGGTGCCGTTCGGGGTGGTGTCGTTCTCGGTCGTCAGCATGTTGCGCAGTTCGCGCTCATCCTTGCGGCCCTTGATGTACTCCGCGTAGGCGTTGACGTACTCGACGGAGTTTCTGGTCATGATCTCGCTCATGTCTTTCGTCCTTTCTTCCGGCTGTGCCGGAACGTTCTGTTCTTCTTCGATTTCGGCCAGCTCTTTCTCCAGCTCCGCGATCTCCTCGCGCAGCTTGGTGATGGCTGCCTCGTTTTCGGCCTTGTCGGCCTCGAGCTCTTCGATGCTGTTCGTCAGGGCTTCACGCTCTTCCGCGGTGTTGTCCTCGGTGATCTCGTTCACCGCTGCCTCCAGCTCCGCGGTGCGCTTTTCGAACTCTTCCTTGCGGTCGGCCTTCGTCAGTGCGCTGCGCTTGCCGTCGAGCTCTTTTCTCAGTAAGAGTGCTTTCAGTGCCATCCCTTACTCCTTTCTCAGCTTCTGCAGCTGTTCGGTTCTCCACGCCTCGACCGCTCTCTTGCGCGCTTCGGTCCTTCTGGCTTCGCACGCTGCAGCGTTGCGAGCCTGGACCTGTGTGTCGGTGTAGGCCGGGAAGGTGCAGACGGAGACTTCGTAGAGCTTCACCCGCGTCAGGTAGCAGGTCTCGTGGCCTTCTTCGACCTCGGTGTCGAAGGCCTCCACGTCGAACCCGAAAGAGCACTGCGTCACGTCTCCCCGCTGCACCCGGGCGTAGGCGTTCATGGCATCCTGGTCATTACGGTTGACCCGGATCCTTCCGAAAAGCCCATGCTCGTCCTCGCTGAGTTCCAGCGTGCCGGCGGTAGTCCTGCCGAGCACCAGCGTGGTGTCGTGGTTGATCAGTGCCCTTATGTCATCCTTCCGGAGAGTCTCCCGGAAAGCTCCGTTTCTTACGATTTCGGTGTAGTCCTCCCACATCTCGTAGGGGCTGTTGAATACCGAAAAATAACCCTCGATGAAGAGCTCCTCGCCTTCTTCGCGGGTCTTAAAATCTGCCGTCGCGTCCATAGCGAAGCGGGACGCCTGCGCCAGTCTGATGTTGTCCATCGTTATGCCTCCAGTTTCTTCTGGTCGCCGGACTTGGCGACCGGGATGTAGTTCTCCAGGACCAGGAGCTCATCGAGCCCGTCCTTCGGTTCCATGCCGATCTTCTCGCGGACCTCGTTGCCGGTGACGATGCCGTGCTCCATCAGGCCCTGGTATACGTTCGCCGTCGTCTGGAGGTCGTAGGAGTAGAGCGAGGCGATATTGAACATCAGGTACCACCGCTCGGAGATGATCAGCTTCCGCGTCATCTCCTGCTCGATCTCCCTGCAGATCGGTCGGATCGTGTTATTCACGAAGGCGTTCCATTCGGCCTGGTTGAAGTCCCCGACGCCCAGAAGGTACGGAGGCACGCCCAGGATGGCCGCGACCGTCTTCTTGTCGAGGGTGACGGTGTCGCTGATCGCCAGCTCCCCGAGGGTCAGCGGCTTCACGGTGGAGATGTCGATCGTGCCGGCGGGAACCACCCACGGCTGACCGGCTCCGGCTGTCGTGATGTAGTTGTCCAGGAGTTTCTCCCGGCCTGCCGGGCTCGCGAACTCATCCGCCAGGGCGTCGACCTTAACGATCAGGCTCGGCTTCCACTCGCTGCGCATGAACCCTTGCTTCGTCGCGTTCGCCTGTGCCAGGCTCTTCGCCACATCCAGAAGGGAGACGGTGAAGCCCTGCCCCTTCCAGAGGTACTTCCGGTCGGGGTTGTACACGAAGTGCAGGAGGTTGTCGGGATTGTATTCCCGGTGGTCGATCGTGACCTTGTAGCCGGGATCCTTAACGACGAAGCCCACCCGGTCCGCCGCGATCGGCTCCAGGTTGCCCAGAAGGCCTTCCACGGTGTGCGGCACAACAATGGCGTTTCCGTGTCCGTAGAGCAGCATGTTCATCACGATCCCGGTCATCCAGGTCGTGCGGGTCATCCACCGGTTCGGCCTGATGTCGATCACCCGGGAGAGCTCGTTCTTAATCCTGACGTCGCCCCGGTCGGTGTTGGCCATCAGGTAGATGGTCATCGACGCGATCAGCTCCGCGATCCGGCTGCAGCCCGTCACGATCTCCGGGCACTTGTCGAGCGCCACATAGCCGGGAACGATCTCCGAAGCGATGCCCCAGTCGAAGGGGCTCCCGTCCGGGAAGATGATGCTTCGCTTCTGTGCCGGCTCTTTTTTTCGTCTGCTAAAAAGTCCCATGATTACTCCTCACCCCACCAGCGTTTGCCCGCTTTTGTTTTTTCTTCCTGCTCCATAAACTGGACGCAAGCAAAAACCGACGCATCGAAGAGGTCGATTCTCTGCGTCGGCTGTATTTTTTCGTATTGGACGGCGTCGTCCGTCTTCTCCACGGCGTGCACGTTGCTCACGCAGTACTCGTAGGCCTCGCTGTGGAGGTAGTAGAGCACCCCGTTCTTCGCTGCCCGTTCGATATGTCGGAAGCCCTGGCTCTTCACGTAGAAGTACTGGGGCTGGTCGATTATGTTGAAGCCGGCTGCCTTCATCGCCGGGAAGTATTCCTCGCCGGCGAACTTCCGGTCGTGGCCCACGCGCCGGATCCGGAAGCCCTTCTTTCTCATCTCGCTGAACCAGCCGACCACGTCCGCCATGTTGACGGTCGGGGAGTCGCAGAGCGTCAGCCACCCGTCTTCCTTCCAGCCGAAGAGCGGGATGCTGTCTTCCTCCGCTTTCCGCGCGGCCATCGTGACCGGGAAGAAGGCGTGCGTGATGATGATGTCGACGCCCTGGTATCTCCCATAGAGCGCCGCCGCCGTCAGGTCGTGCATCCTGGAAAGATCCGCGCCTCCGAACCAGTCGATCGGCAGCCGGGCCAGCTCCTCCAGAGTCCAGTGGTACTGGCTGTCGCTCCGTCTGAACTCGTCGATGTCGAAGTAGGACCGCATCGCCGTCGTGTAGATATTCAGCGACCGGCTCAGGAAGTCCTTCCGCTTCTGCGGGTCGTTCTGGGCCTGCTTCGCCTCGGCCATCAGATCCGCTGGGCGTACCGTCACCCCGTAGGAGAGGTTGGCCTTCTTATGCTGCTCCGGGCTCAGGTAGTCAACGTCGCCGTTCTCGTCCTGATCCGCTCGGGCCACGAAGCTGAAGAAGCTGTCATCGTCCACCACTCCGGTGGCGACCTTCACCGCGTACTCCATGTGACGGTAGCCGAAGCTGTTCGCATTGTCCCCGGCGGTCGTGATGCCCACGATCAGCCGATTGGCGTAGGCCTTGCCCGCCTCTTTGAATCGGTTGTACTGCGCCGGGCTCTTGTAGGCTGCGATCTCATCCGCGATTACGAAGTTGCTGTTGAATGAATCCTGGACGTCCGGGTTTGCCGGCATCGCCTGGAGATCCATCGACCCGTCAGGGGTCCCGTCGGCCTTCGTGAACGTGTAGGCGATGGAGTGCTCGAAGCTGTTGTCCCGGATCCGGAAGACCTTGTCGAGCTTGTTATACTTCAGCGAGAACGTCAGGAACCGGAACGGCTCCAGCGCCTGCTTCAGAGCTGCCGCGACCATGTAGACCTTGCTGCCGCTCTTCCGCTGCAGGATGCTGACGCCCCACGCGAGCGCAGCCACGAACGAGGTCTTCCCGTTCTTCCGGGCGACCATGATGAACGCCTCAGAGAAGCGCCGGATCTGGGTGCCGGTCTGGTACCATCCCAGGAGGTTGAACGTCACGAAGATTTCCCACGGCTCCAGGATGAAAGGTTTCCCCAGGAGCGGCTCACCGTTCGCGTCTTCCCCCTGCGCGTGGACCAGCGTCTTCTGTATGATCCCGATCACGAAGTCGGGATCCTTCTCCCGCATCTCGATGTCGGTCCGCTGCCGGTCCTTCTGCCACCGTCGGCAGGCTGCCACGATCTCGGCGCCCTCCAGCTCCCTGCCGGAGGCGACGTCGTCCGCGAACTTGTCCGCGATCTCCAGGTAGCTCATTCCTCAAGCCTCGCCAGGATTGCCTCGAACGCTCCGACGCCCTGTTTGTCGATCTCGCCGCCGAGCTTCTTCATTCCTGCCGGCGTCAATCCGAGGTCGCGCCAGTAGGCCAGGGCCTGCTCGTTCAGCTTGCTGATGACGGA